CTCAAGGGTTAGAACCACCATTTGCTTATATTGTAAATCACTGGCTCCTTTCATAATTACCTCCTGAGCTGCTAACACTGCATGTTTTAATCCAATAATTTGCACTTTCACCACATTCTTCAAAGCAACAATAGGATCATCGGAAATGAAATCAATACAAGACAATAAATCATCCTCGATCTCGCCTGCCTTTGCAAGCGCCGCAGCTCTCTCACCCGGAGGAACACGCTCGAGAAGTGACGCACCAACACAGGCTGTCTTATAAAGACTAGACACTCCATCAAAATTCATTATTAATAAATATCTAATAATAACACAATATATATATATAAAAATAAAATCAGTTGTTTTTATAATATAACTCTATTAAACTCAATACTCAAATTTAAATAAGAAATGCAATGCAAATTTATACAAATCAAGAAATTCTCGAAACACAAATGGAACCTTCCAAGTTGCGTTCTTATATATCAAATTATATGCAAAATCTCTGTCTTTGATTCTTTCGAATCTTCTCATATTCTTTTCTACCCTAGAAATACGTCTGACACACCAAACCTCTTTCTCAACTCAGCCATGGCCATATCAAAAGTCAGGGACAAAACTGGATTGAGCCATTTTCTAAATGCGGCCGAAAGGTAAACGTTTCTTTTTGACAAACGCTCCCTTGCCCATTCATAGTATTCCCTACCATGCATGGCCATCTCGAGCAACTGCTCATAAGCAGTGGAAGCCCAAGTTTCACCATCATCTAAAGGTATTTGACTGTAATTAAAACAGCCCTCTACCGACTCCTTTGCAAGGGGACACAAATAAAAAGTGCCAGTGGGGGAGCACACAAACTTTCTCTTTAGGTACTGAACTTCTTCTAATCTAGAAAATGCACCTTGCACTGTTTTACTACCATTTGTATAAACCTGTCCAAATTTTGCCATAACCTCTCCAATCTTAATTGGGTTAAACTGTTCTGTAAACTCTGGTCTAACTGAATAAATACAATCATCTCCAAAACTCCTAAAACATACCTGTTCCAAGAAATCCTGGAGTGAATGTCTACCTGTCAAAGTCCTATACGAATACCAATGCAAAAAGAAATTGCACCAACAATTCATAACTGTTGTCATGGGATTCCCACTTGGGTTACCATGTAATTTAACATACACAGTATCCTCTGCTACCTGAAGGGTCCTAATAAACTCATCCCAAATAACATACCTTGCTGTACTCTCACCATCATCACTAACTTTCCTAATGGTCTCGATGATGAGCATACCAACTACTTCCATCAGCTGAACTGGCAACTTCCCATCAAAAGATGAAAAATCACCATCAGCAACATCTTTTCCTTTCTCTTTAAGAGCTAAAGCTAACTTTGTCCACTCAAAACTTTTACAATCTATTCCTACTGAATGAAAAAGCTCATCTGCATGCTGCATCCATTTTGCTTTATAGGGCTCAAACAGATAACGTGCACACATAACAGTTTCCATAGGTGCACAACTAAATAATCTAGTCTTTGGAGTTTCAATCTTCTCTATGGGTCTCAATTCATCCTT